ATATATTCATCTTGTTTTTCATCATCATCTATTAGGTCTCTTTCCACAAATTCAGGAAGCTGTTGTTTAGCTTCTCTTAATGAGACAACGAGATTAGCATATCTTTTTGTAAATTGTGAGGTAGCATTGCATATTGTTATTATTTTATCTATAGGTATAGTGACTATTTTCTCATCTGTAAAACCCACCCATTTGACCAATGCAATATAATCAGAAATTCCATATTTGGTAATACGAGGAACATATTTAATCAACATAGGTTCCTGCAACCTTAAAAGTTTAGAATTTTCAGGCAGTTGATCTTTATGTAGAGGAAATTTGCAACATATCTCCTCACCAGAGACAAGTCTTATTACCTTTACAGATTGTGTATCTATACGATCAATCATATTACTATTTATCTTTTAAAAATATACTATGTATTTCATAGTCAAAGCCTTCTCTATTGTAGATGTTAACTCTTTCCTGAAAGTGTGTTAATGTGAAGTTCTTTTTATCTTTATATGTAAGGTCATCTGAAATATCATAGACTGTGGCAGACTGTTTCTTATCACCGACACGTAGCCCACGACCAATACTTTGCAATACTCTTATAGGGCTCTTACTAGGGCTACTAAAAATAATGTTGTGTAAATTACGAATATTGATACCAGTGCTGAACGTCCCGAAAGAAGCGATAATAATTGCGTTGTCAGACTTCTCTGTGATTTCTCTAATTTTTTCTCTATCATTTGTTTCAGTTCCACCATAAACGAAAAATACTTTTCGTTTTGCTTCTGCCTTTTCTTTAATTAAGTTATATAAAACCTCACCGTGCTTTTCAACTAATTGAAATAAACATAAAGTATTGCCATTGAGAGCTAAAGCTAGATTTCGTATGTATTTATTACGAGAAGAATTTTGAGTGAGGTATTCCAGTTCTTCAAAGTATTTGACATCATATACTTTTTTAGCTTCTGTTTCAGGATACTTTAAATTTAGACATTTAATTTTTAGATTTGCAAGTTGTTTTCTCTCAATTAACTCTGCTGTAGATACAACTTTGTTGACCATGCCAAAGAGACCTGTCAATACTAACTTGTGTGTTTTACTATCATCTAACGTACCTGTAAGACCTATTCTGTATTTACAATCTGTTAGTTTGGTCATTATCTTTGTCAATGATACAGCCTTAAACAAGTGTGCCTCATCACCTATAACTGCACCATAGTCTTCAAAAAATTGTTTAGGCATTTTGTATAGCGATTGCCATGTTGATATAACTATACGTTTATCTTCGTCTATATCGTAGCCATGATATTTTCTACTGACATTTGTTTCTACATCATAACCGTAATCTTTAAAATCTTTGTATAATTGTTCCACTAGTGATGTTGTTGGTACAATGATTAGAATATTGTTGTCAATTACATTTAAGTAGTGTCGGACTAACATGTATATGATAAGTGATTTACCAGAGGCAGTAGGCGATAAAATTAGTCCTCTGTCATATTTTAAAGCAAATTTAAATGCGTTTATCTGATAATCTCTCGGTTTGATAGACAGATCATACTCATCAATCATACCGTCTATATCGGCGGCTGTGACACTCCTATGTGTCAAAATATCACTAGATTCAACTATATGTATGTTTTTCTTCTTACACCAGTCTTTTAAGTATGGATATAATCCTACATATACTTTACCTGATGCATATGAATATAGTCTTATTTTTCCGTCCCACACTCTATTACGAAACTGTGGTGTAAATTTATATCCAGGTACTTCAAATGAGAAGTAATCTGATAATTCTCTACGAATAGCGGCATCAGCGTCAATCTGAATATATACGTCATTGAGTTTATCAACGATAATATTTTGCATATTATATAATGCCAGAAGTAAACTTTTTCCAGTCTATAGCATTTTTAATTTGAAAACCACGATTAGAAATAATCTTAACTGTTTTATCTAGGTAGTCAACGATACTTTGTATATAAGTTACTTTTTGTTCCAACTTAATAAGTTCATCATCTGATTTAAGATATTTGTCAACATCTTGTTTTAATATTTTTAGATTAAATGGTTTTACTTGATACACACTTGGGTCTGCCTTGCCTGTATAGTATTCCCATTTATCTCTTGTTAATCTGGCCAAATCTTGTTCAGCTTTCTTTAATAGATTAGTATATTGATTATGAAACTTCATATACTTGTTATGTAGTTGTGGTGTTTTTAATGATTCTAAATCAAGTTCAGTATCATTTATTTTTAGGTCTTTGTCGGCGAGTGCCTGCAGCTCATCAAAGGTCATAATATCTCCATTATATTGTTTTAATTATTTAGTTTATAATTAAGTAGTGGTTTCTGTAGTAATACTGTCGCCAATACCAGCAAACTCGTATATACTATATTCAAATGTTACAGTTGCTGTGAGATAATCCACATCTGTAGCTTGTTGATTATAATCTAAACTAGATAGTGATGTTGGATATAAATTTCTAAATCTGACTTCTATATTTGAATTATTCTTACTTGTTAATATAAACAAAGTTGCATCTGAATATAAACCACCATCATCCTGTACAGCTTTATTTACTTTACCTAATTCATCATTTGTGCCTACGTTTTGAGTTGTGGGAAATCTATCTGTACCTGCACCTTGTAATGTACCAAATTGACTATAATCTTTAGGAAAACCAACACCAGTTAACCAACCATGTATTTCTCTATAATTTTCTAAATTTTCATCTACCAAAAATGATACAGATAATGCTTCATATTGAAGTCTATCACCTGGTAAAGGTATATCCTTTAAAGGTGTAATTTGTTCAGCCGTACCTAAACTAAGACCAGGTACATTTGCAGCTGTACAAAAATATTCTACCTTGGGAAGTTTAATTATACTAAATTTAAACTGCGTGGGTGACGCATAGTCTAATTTAGTTGGTTGTCTGTTAATTGAGTTTATAGTAGTCATACTACTATTTATCTGTTTCCTTATCTACTTCTTGCCACTCTTTTTCAGTAGATTTATTTTCAAGTTGTTTTTCAGGCTCAGTTAATACGTTGTCTTTTTGTTGTACCTTTTCAATTTTTTTTTCTAATTCATCTAATATATTGGGTTCTGAATTTAAGTATTTTAATCCATGTGCAACTAGTGTAAGAAAGGCACCTACTACGAGTATGCCTAAAAGTTCTTTAAATGGTGTTTTCATACTTTTATTTATAAGACCAAAAAAAAAGGGGTGACTTTTACATCACCCCTTTTTAAATATTGTAATAAACAAATATTACATAATGTTCGCAACTTGAACACGTCTGTAGTATCTGTTTGAGTTGATTGCACCAACACCATCAGCAGTGATTGAACCACTTGCAGAAGCACCAGCAAAAGGGTTCGCAACTAGACCATATCTAGTTTTGAATCCAATTTTTGGTTGGAATGAATCTTGGCCAACTGCTCTTACCATTTGTAGTGGTACATATGGGCAGTAGAATAAACCAGAGTCATACGGTGAAGTTCCTTTGTAACCAACAACATAGTATTGTTTAGCAGGTGATGCATTTGAAGCTAAATTAGCAGCATATGGATCAATGTAAACTTTGTACTTACCGTTTAAAACACCAGCAAAAGTATTACCAGTATCATCAACGTTTAGGTTGTTGTTTAACGCAGGAGTGTAATCTAACACACCAGCCATTTGCAATGCACTAGCAACATCTGAAGAACAGATAATAATATTACCTTTTCCTCTTCTTGTTCTTTGTGCGATTGTATTTGCATCTCTCTCAACTTGGAACATTAGTCCTTTGAATCTTTCAACAGACCATCTTCCATTTGAGTCAGTATCTAAATCAAAGATACCAGCAGTTGTTGTGTTGATTGCAGCGTTAGCATTATCGTTATCAGCAGCACCTGCTTCAGCAGTTCTGTAAACTGTTCTTACAACTTCTCTATTGATTTCAGCTAAGATTTCAGCAGATAAGATGTTTGATAATTCAGTTTCAGCGTCTAAACCATGAATTGCTTTTAAATCTTGAGCAAGTTCCATAGTGTATTCTGCTTTAAGAGCTCTGCTTCTTGCA